TGTGTGTCATCGAGATAAGGAAAAGGAAAAGCAAAGGAGGTAGTAGTATTATCCCCAGTGTAGTCTACGTATGTATTAGGCATGGTAATCTATTATTAATTTGTTTGTTGTAAAAGTTCAAGCACTTTAAAAGCCTACTAAATCGGTTAAAGCTTTTAGTTTCACTGATTTTAAAGTCTCGTTACTGAGTCTTGTTGTCCAAAGTTCATCATCTGAATTTAAGTAATTAGACCTAAAATTGTTGTCTTCTTCGATAGATTCCCAAACATCACCTCTAAATTTACTGACTAAGTTAGCAATGAGTTCAGCTTTAGGTGTATCGTCCTGTTCTATTTTGATGTCAGGAGCTTCAATGTATTCAGTAGTGTTCATAAAGTTTTTCAGTTGCTGTCTTAAAGTAAGACCATCAAAATCTCTATGTTTTACCATCTTATCCATCCAAGCATCATATAAAGATTGTCCTGTTTTCTTGTGGTAGTATTTCCTAGTATCTATTCCTTTTCTTTTGTATACTTGAGTTTGACCCACCTTACCTCTTAGACCAGCAATCTCTTTCATTAAAGGATCAGATTTAGCATCGCTCCAAGTAACAGGACTAATGATTCCCCAAAAACCGTCCATACCCCAAACTCTGTCTACTTTCTCTCCTAAGAGGTTTCTTCTATACTGACCTGGATGTAAACCTAGTATTCTTTCTTTGGATCGTGCTCTCCATCCTACAGCTTCTCTTTGAAACTGCTCGTTTATCTTAGCTAAGTCACGAGCAAACGAAGGGGTTAATGATGCAGGTAGATCAACTCGTAATAAATCTAAAAAGCTTTTATTTTTATCAAGAGCTACTTCTAGTGTCTCATATAAGCCTCTAATAAAGAGTTTATTCGTCATGTTTTCTACAACAGAAGCTTTAAATGCACTTATAAATGTTTTATCCGAGTCGCTTAGTTGGTCGAAATGTTGACCCGTCATTCCCATGTAATGAACAATGTCAGCCATAGAAGATAAAAAAGTAGCCCAAGGTTCTAACCTAGAATAACTAACCCTTTTATCTCCTATTTTAATAGTGTTAGGTCTCCAACCTGCGTCCATCAATCTTCTTTTTTGCTCGTCTGTTAAGTAAGCACCTGTACCTGTTATAGCACCTGTACCTGCTGCGTATGCCATCCCACCTGTAAGAACTGAACCTAACATAAAGTTAGTCATAGCATCAGCTTCTTGTTCTTTTAGTTTTAAAGTTATGTCTTCTTGCTCTTTCAGTAAATCGTCTATAGTGTTTTGGGCTTCTTTCTTTATAGATTCCTCAGCAGTTTCAGTACCTAATATTAACGAGTTAGTTTCTATATCTTTAGACACCGTTTTTAGTTTAGAGTGCAGTGGGGATTTTTTAAGAATTGTTTTCCAAAGTAGCCCAGCAGCAGCGGTGGGAGGAAAATGATCCAACGCAAACTGAGCTATTGCTGTAGGAGTTTTTATAAAAGGTACTTGTAACCTGGCTATTATTTTTAAAGGATCAGAGTGGGATGTATCGCCACCTCTTGACCAATTAGCAAAACTGCGGGCAAGTTGAGAAAAGTATTTATCAGCGTAATCAGCTTGGTATGTAATAGATAAAGCGAGTTGTTCCACATCAGCAAACTCTTCGTTATTAGCCCACTGTGGTAAACCTCCTTCATCTTTCAAAGCTTCTTTCATTCTCTTCTCAACATATTTATTCAAAGCTTTCTCATCTAAATTTTTACTTATACCCTCTTTTAGGGCTTGAGATTTCAACCCTCTCATTAGACCCATAGCTTTAAAAGCTTCATCAAAGACTCCCATAGCTCTAAAACTTGTAGAAAACAAAGGGTCTAAAGCTTTACCTATTTGACTTGTGGGTTCACCTTCTACCATTTCTAATAAAAACTTCCTAAAACCTTTTTCGTTAGTCTCATTCTTTACTCCATATTTCTTAACCAACTTAGCTAGTTTTCTTCTGTTTTTAAAAGGTATTTTAAGAGGTTCTGTCTCTACACTTTTACCTCCGACATCAATTAAATCTTCTTCGTGCCTTCTATAGGAACGAGGTAGTATAGCTGATTGTCCATTATTTTTGTATGTTTCTTTTATTAAATCCCAAAACATATTGAAGTTAGAAAAATATTCACTTGTAGCGATTACATCTGCTTTCGCTAATTCCCAAGCTTTTGCTGTGGAAATCTCTTCAAAAGGATTTGTTTTAGCTTTAATAAATGTTTTTAAACCTTGCTGCACAGGTTGATATGCAATATTAAAAGCAGCTGAAGGAACTCCCACAAACCAAGTTCGAGGACTAAATAACATCATACTAAGCCTCAACTTTTCAAAAGCTCTTAACATCAACTCAAAAGTACCAGCTGCTGCTGGGTCAAACTCCTGCATACCTGAAAGTTCTTTTAAAATTCTTTTAGTAACTTCGTTCTCAGCTTCTATGTCAGCTTGTCTCACTTTATCTTCTAATACTTTTTTAGACTTCCTAGCTTCTTCTTGTAACGCTTTTATGTCTCCTGGTGTTTGGTTTTCTTTTACTTTAGAAGTCAAGTATTCTCTTATTTCTTTTATACTTTTCTCAGACATCTCATCTAACTCTCGTATGTTTGCACGAAGGTTAAACTTTTGGAATAATTCTTTTGATCTAAACTTTCTAATAACATCATCACGCATCTCTGCTAAAGTGTTACTTAACTGTGCCTTGACATGATCCAACAGCACTTCCTTCTCTGAACCACTTAATTCAGTTTTGTCTGCTATTCTTTGTGTTACTTTTTGTAACAAGTCTTTCTCAGTTCCTTCTTGTATAGCTTCTTTTAGTGATGTTTCTATTTCTTTTAATTCTTCTTTAATTACTTTAGAAACTAACTTAACCCTATTGGGTAATACATCGAATAGTCTTTTACCTGTTTCTCCCTTCAAGATGTCACCTAACACTTTCAAAGCTTCTGCTTTATCTGATGCTTTTATATTATCAGCATCGGTAACATCTTTTATTATTTTCTCTATAGATTCTTTATACTTCTCTGGGTTAGCTATTATGTCTTCTATGTCAGCGAGAGAGGAAGAAACTTTTTTACTTAAAGCCTTATTGTTAGCTAGTGAATCTTTTAATGTTTTAGTTATCCTGTTAGAAAATACTTCTAAGGCAGCTTTGCTTTTAGGTGTTGTTTTTTCTAGTGTTTTTAATACACCATCAGAAATAGATTTTTTGTATTTACTCCAAATACCGTTTAAAGATTCTTCTGTGGTCTTACCGAAACTATCACTTAACACATCAGCTAGAGATTTACCTTGGATAACACCATCTACATCACCTAATTCTTTTTTTAAATTTTTTAATACTATATCATCTTTGAGTTTACCTTGCTTAACATCTCCCATCAGTTTTAACAAACTGTCTACTTGGTTCATTCTTCTGAGAACTTCGGTCTTATAAACCATAGGTCTACCGAAGAAGTCCATAGGATTACCTGCAAACGCTCTCAAAGCTTTACCTGTTATATTCCCTGACTTTGCCCTCAACTCTATCAACTTCCTGTATCTTCTTATGTCTGTTTCTAAATTAGAAACTATAGTTCTTACATTGTTAATATCTCCTTTCTCCAAAGACTGCATCAATTCTGCTATCTTCGGGTCCAATCTTGAAGCGACTTTTTCATTTAATCTGACCATCCTATTTATTTGGTCAGGTAAACTTTGTGCTCTATTGATATACTCCTCAATGTCTAACTCAGGACTTTTAGATTCTTCAATAACAGCAGGTTCTTCTGCTTTAGGTTTCTCTTCAGTAGGTTTATCTTTTACTTCTTCTTTAGGTTTCGGCTTGTCAAATACTTCGTCTAGTTCTTTGTCAGGTGTACTTGTAACTTCGTCTGTTTCTTTTAACTCAGAGAGAACATCGTCTTTTATTTTGTTCTCATCTTCTATTACTTTTTTCAATTCTTTTAAAGCTGCACCTGGATCACCTTTACCTTCTGCTGCTTGCCTTACTTTCTTCAGTGCTCTTAACTTTCTCCATACAATACCAGCGTGCCTACCTATACCAAACATTGTAAGATTAGCACCTGCACCTATAACAGCTCCTTCTACAGTAGCTCCTAATCGTTTTTGTATCGCAGCTTCGTTATCTAAGTCTTCGACATCTGTTGTAATGTAATCAGCAATAGCACCTCTCAACGCACCTTCAGCTGCTATTTTACTGATCCGTACAACTTTTTTTCCTTTAGATGTTTTAGATATAAGGTTAGTAAGTTTTGTTGTCTTAGCTGTTAAACCTGTGAGTTTACTTGTGGCAGTTGCGGTTTTAGCTACAGCACCTCCAGGTAACCAAAAAGTACCTAACCAAGAGCCTATCTCAGCTGTTATATCTTCCGCAGCACTTTGAGGTTCTTCAAATATTTTATCTTCCCACCTAGCTCTAGTACCAAACTCAAACACTTCGTTTAAAGCATTGTAAACATCTTCACTAGCTCGTACTGGTATTCTTCCTACTGTTCTAGTTACAGAACCTTGTCTCTGTGTCCATGAAGTAAAACTATTCCAATAATCATCGTCTTGTATTTCCGCTTGAGTAGGTTCTACTATAGGGTAGTTCTGTTTAGGTGCAGTAGAGTCCCACCAAGAATCCCCAGTAGGAGCTAAAACTTGTTGAGGATTTTCAGTAACAACAGGGGCAGTAGAGTTCCACCAATCATCTTCTTCGGTAACAGGCATAATTAAAATTTACAGTTTAAACAAACTTCTTTGAGCACCAGTGAACAAATCTAAGTTATCAGTTTTAAGTTTTTTAGTTTGAGGGTCTCTCTGAGGTGAGTCAAAAATACCAAACTTATCTCTCATTTTTCTTAAAGTAGAGAACTGTGGGTCTTCTATGTTTTGTTCTTGAAGTGGTAAAGAATAATATTTCTCTAATTCATTTCGGTAGTTTATACCTAATTCTTTAAGCTGTTCTTCCTTAGCTACTACAGGAGTAACTCTCCAGTCAACAATATCTGTACCTTTAAAATCAGGCACTTGATCTATGTCCCTATAACCAAACCTTTGTCTTATTAACTTAGTCGTTGTTTTGTAGGCTTCAGGGGCATTCGCATCATCTAAATCTTCTATCATTTTAGCTTCATCTTGAAGAACTTTTTCAAACTTATCAGCAGCTTCTAAAGCTTTGCTTCTTAATGGAGATACAGCACCTGTACTTTTTCTAAATTGATAATCTTTTTCTGCTAAAGTAACATCGGGATCATCTTCAGGTGTTGTGATACCTGCTGTAAGTCCTACCTTAAATATAGCTTCTCCCAACATATCAGCGAAAAAAGGTTGTAAATCCCTTATATCTCTTTCTGCTTCTTCTAGCTGTTCATTAAAATCAGGAGAAGTAGGATCAAAAGGTGTAACGGGTAATCTCTTACGAGCTTCCTTAGTTACTTTAAGTGTTTCCTGTAATCTCTGAAATCTACCTAATAACCTGTCACTTATTTCTTTTTCTTTGACTAACATCTTACTTCTCTTCTCAGGATCATCAGGATCGATTGAATCAGCTGCTTCTTTTATTAAATCATCGTATGTAGTTTTAAAAGCAACCTCATAAGGTTCTACTAACTGGTCAATAAAAGAACGGTCTACTTGTAACTTTCTGTTCTCAGTATATACACCTTCAACTGTAGTGGTTAGCCTAGAGTTAAAAACAGAATCCGCTGTCTTCTTTTCTTCCGAAGCATCCCACCATTTTTTCTTTTCAAACTTTAATTCTTCTTCTGCTATTAATGCTTTAGCTTTTTTATCTGTAATAGGTCCACCTTTAAGACCTGCTCCTCCTGAACTAAGAAATTCGTAACTTGTCATTCCAGGTGCTGTTTTCTTCATCTCCTTAAACCTATCAATCAACTCAGGTAGTTCTCTATTTGTTAAGTACATACTAGCTAACTGTCCTTGCTGTAACCTTGTAGGAGTAAATGATCTGGATGCTTTTCCGAATGCCTCTCTGGTTACATCGCTATCTAAAAATTTAGAAAGATATTTAGTGTAACTAGCAACATCACCATTAGAATATACTTGCCCTGCTATTTCAACTGCTTCCTCTTCGGTATAACCTGCGTGTTGAAGTTGCCTACTTATCTCTCTTAAATCTCTATTGTCTGTTTCTTCTACTCCAGTTGGTCCTGTTAAAATAGCATTAGATGCTATAGTGTATTCGTTTACTATTCTATCAGAAACATCATCTTCGTCAGCTTCTATTTTATCTCTAGCTGCTTCTATTTGGTTTCTTATTATAGCTGTGCTTGAGCGTATAGCTGCTCCGTCTCTGTTTATATTACCTAGTTTCCCTCCTTTACCTGTTAAATCTATCTCTAAAACAGAATCCAAAAACTTCTCCGCTTTGTCTGGTTGTGGGTCATCTCCTGATAACAACTGTTTTATGTTAGGACTAGCAAATCCTCCCCAAAATAACTCAATAACACGAGAGCGAGGAATTTTACCTTCACTTGTAATCCTATCCATCTCTGCTTTCATGTCTTTTTGTAACGCATCGACATCATCAATAGAAGCAGATAAAACTCTTTCCCCAAAAGCTTCGTTAAAACCTTCTTGGACCATCCCCTCATTAAAATCCTGTACCGCTCTATCTCTCTTCTTAGTAGCGTTAGCAAAGAAACTATTATCAATAGAGTCAGAATACTTAGCAAAACCTTGTAAAGCCAAAGGAGAACCGCCTAACTTCTGTAAAGATTTCTCTCTTTCTTCTGCTATGATAGTACTTACAATGTCATCATCACCCTCTAAGTTCTGAGTTACTTCGTTAATCCTATCGTTTAAATTTTTAAAGTAAGAAGACTTGGCTTCTCGTTGTCCTATCCTCTCTCTAAAAGCTCGTTGATAACCTACTAGTTGTGATCTAGGTAAAAGACCTTGTTCTACTAACTTCTCTCCTGTCTTATCTAACTCAGTAACAGAAGCTTCTAAGTCAGCAGTCGCTGCTTCCATTGCTCCTCTCTGTGCTCCTTCTTGGAATTGAAACTCTTGGACTTGACCGTAAGCTTGTAAAGCTGGATTAATCTGCTTTAAACTATCAGCAAGGTCCATAGCTTTATTCCTACCAGCTTTAGGTTGTACTATTCCGTATTGATAGCCAGGAAGATCAACAGGTTGAACTGTAGGTGCTTCACCTAACCCTTGTACTTGTACTCGTTCTGCCATAATTAATAACCTGGTGTAGGAATGCTATATTGATCTGTCTTGGGCATATACCTAGAAGTTTTACCTCCTCCGATATTTATTGTTCTAGGTCTATTCGATCCCATCCTACTTGCTATGCCTGACCCTGCTGCGTATCCACTAAGCCCACCGCTAATCGCCTGTAGTCCAGTTGTTAATAAACTAGGTTTACTGATAGGTTGACTAAGTCCTAGTATCTCTTGCTGAGAAGCTAATCCAATTTGTTGTAGGCTCATGCCAGTTTGTAGACCATAAAGTTTCTCTTGAGTAGTAACAGCTGCTTGTAACCCTGCTTGTTGTCTAACATAGTCATCCATTAAAGCTTGCACTGAAAGACCTGACACCCCTGCTTCACCTGCTGATACAGTAGCACTAGCAAGTTTTTCTTGAGCTGCTTTAGTTATTTTACCAGTCTCCTGAGCTAGAGCTAATTTCTTCTGTTGAGCTTCTAGTAGCTGAGATGTCCTTTGAAAACCTTCTTTCTTTTGAACTGCTGCTATAGACTGAGCTTGATACGCTGCCTGTGCTTTAGCTTGTTGCCTTTGCCCAGCATAACTCATTAAAGGTGAAGCTATACCTGCTACGGTTGATGCTCCTATAGTACCTAAAGCAACCGCTGACATACCAGCTGCTGCTGACTGTCCTACAATAGCTGTTCCTATAGTTGCTGATATTGGATCACACATATTACTTCCTCTCTATCTTAAATGACTTATAACCAGGGATATTGCAATCCTCAAAACTAGCACCCAACCATTTTAACCATCTCATACTCAGCGTGTTAGCTTCCATAATGTAGTTTGTTAAGTAGTCAAAGTCTCCCATCAAATCATCTATCCACATCTGTGAATCCTTAACAAACTTCTTCTTTATCTTATAAAAATTCCTTGTACCTAGCAACCAGCAAATCCCTATGTTTCCTCTAGGACTGACTCCAAAGCAAGCTAACAATCCGTCTTGATCTGTCTTGACGCTATAGCACTTACTACTTGATTCAAATGATCCGTACACAGCATCTCTAGGGTGGTGCATTAGACCGATACATTCCATCATATCTTCTTCTCGTAAGTCATTATATAACAAAGGAGCGTCTTCAAGTGCTTGTGCTTTCTCTACTTTAACCTCCATAACGTCTACTCCTTGATATAATAGTTGATTCAAACTCAGCAGATAACAGCTTCACTGGTAAAGCACTAGAAGATTTAATTTCGATAGTGGCATCATTAGGTTGAGCTTGTACAGCAAACTTAAAGAATCCAGTCTCAGGTGTGAATTTATTAAGGGTACTGACAGAGGCTAACAAACTTGGGTTGTAAGTGTAAGTGTATTTATCTCTAAATTTAGGTGTAACTTCTACGTTGAAGTGTCCAGTCTCTGAGTACTCAATGCTACCGTTACGAATAGTTTGATAAGTATAATCAGATGCAGATCGTCCACCTCTCTCTGTAGGTTGCTTTAAGTTCTGCTTAGAGAACCTGTATAACATATCGTACTCGTATCCAATGAAGTAATCATACACACTTAAATACTCGTAACCTTGCTCGCTCCACACAGGTGCTGAATCCACTTCTACAGTAGGTTGCCAATAGTTAGTATCTGTTGGGAGTATTGATGCAGAGGATGTATGTCCTTCAACACACTTATACAACTTTTCAAAGTTATAAGCAGTAGATAAAGCCCAAGCAGGAGCAACTATAGTAGTTGTTATCTTCTCCCAATACAATGCCCAATCAGCACCTGTTCCTGGTTCTTTAGCTGCATCTGATGTATGACTTTGAATACATTTATATGTATCACCGTCATTTGTAACATGATTAGAATAGTTAACATAATTAGCTAACTTACCATCAATTAAAATCTCGATGTCATTAACAGAGTGAAGTGTTACTTCTTTCCTTGTTCCGTTCTTAGAGTAAATAGCCATGCCCTCTTTAAACAAGAAGCTATTCCTAAACCTCATATAAGTAACATCAGTGTAATTACTTCCGTCAAAGCTTTGAGGTGTTGTGCTACTTAGCTTAGTATAGGTTATAGTTTGTACATAATTAGTACTGCTGGTTTGTATTCTACCGTCTAACAATAAAGCATAGTCTCTATCTGTCTCCGCTAGTCCATTCTCCATTGGTATCTTTTCTAAGTAAGTACCGTCACTATCTGTTGTGATGATATGCAAAGTAGATTCAATAAAGTGAAAACTTCTAACCTCTCTAGTAAAAGTAAAGGACATCCATGAACTCTGTATCTTCTCTCGACCTTGCCAAAAGTACTTATATACAAACAACTTCTTATAATCTTGGTCAGTCTGTACAATAATCATGTTCTCTGATGCACTACCTGCCATCCTGACTATATTAGAAGGGATGTACTTATTGATTTGTTCTGTTATCTCAGCTGCTCCGTAAGTCTCTGTGTTGTTATCAACAGTGTACTCTAACAATCCTTCAAAGCTATTCCTTTTAAAGTTAAAGTATATGTGACTACTAAGTGCTAACGGTCTAATACTTTCTGATACATCGTACTCAGTAACTGGAGAGATAGTAACAGTCTTTGGAGTTAACAAGTCTGCACCTCTTAACACAAACTGTGTCTTAGCAGAGAATAACATTAGCTTCTCTTGGAACGCTTGTGCGTATTTAAGTAAGCTAATCTTAGTGTGTGATATTCCTACATCTATAGGAGCAGAGTCAAGTAACGATTGTGTTGTGGTCCTGAAGAAATTAAAGTATTCATCTGCTTCAGAGAACACTACAGAATCATTTGTCAATACTCCTAACCTGTTCTTAAAGAAGAAGATATCATTGATCTTATTACCTTTAAAAGAAGGAAGAGGGTTACTGTTGTCATCTCCTGAATCTCTCCCTGCCCAATCAACAACTTTTAAAGTAAAGCTTGTTATCTTACCTGTAGTTTGGTCAGGGATTAGTCTAACAGGCATTGTATCTTGGTCTAAAGCGTTATCAATATATTGACTAGCACCTGTAGCAGAACCGTCTTGCGTCCACCCTACTGTTTCTATCCAACTACCTTCCCCGAAGTCTTCGTTATCTTTAGTCTTAAAGCTAACATAGTAATCATCTTGCTCTAGCTCTGCATCTCCTATGACCTTAATCCTAAAACCATTATAACAACTAGCTGGTAAATCTGTAATGCTATCTACTTCTTTATAAATAGCACTTAGTCCTTGATTAGCTAGTCCATCAGTAACTCTTATTTGAAAATCTTTATCTAAAGCGTTCGTTACTTTGATTATACTTCCTTGACGCTCAATAGAAAAAGGAGTACTAGCAATTGTCGTATATATCCAATTAGCTGTGTTAGCAGGGGTTGTTACTCTCGATACATAGTCAGGGTACACTGAGACATCAAGCCATTTTCTACCTGATACGTTAAACTGACTACTGTACATTAGTTCAACTAGAGTAACCTGTAAATCAGCGGATGCTATAACACCTGCCGATGCAAAGTTAGCTCCTATGTGTGTCAAATTAACTCCAGTTATCGTACCGTTGGAATCTATAACAGCTTCTCCTTTTGCAGTCTCTGCTGGACCTGACAACCCTGCTGATTGATTAATAGTTACTTCTACTTTGTAATCAGTTACAGGACTATTAACAGGCTTAAGATAACCCACTCCTCCGTTAGGAGAGCTAATTGAAACTGTACTCATCACATTAACAGTACCTGAAGGAAACCTAGTGTTTAAACAAGTTTCTAAATCTTTAGCGATGTACTCTGTATCTGCGTGTTTTCCAGGGTTTGTTCCTCCAGTATCAGGTCCGCTTATGTAAGTGGAAGGAGATGCTCCTGCTATATGAGTATATTCGTGATGATTCTCTAAACTAGGATCAACAGGAACTAAAGCTCCGTCTATATAAATACTGTACCCTTTTTCGTAGTCTCCTAGTTTAACAAATATTAAAGCTTCCTTTTCTAAAGGTTCTTGTAGCACTGATAGAGCACCTACCGTCTTAGTCTTGTTAACAATAAAGGTAGAGTCTGCTATGGTTAAAGCTGTAAGGTCTTTAAGAGGATTACCAGCAAGAGAAACAGCTACGTAAGTACCAGCGGTAGCATCTTCAATAGTAATAGTCATATCACCAGCACTAATGTTATCTACTGTTAAGTCTCTCGCTTTTAATCCGTTGACAGAGTCATACGTAATAACATATTGATTCTGTTCATCTCTATCTACATAGTGACTAAATAAATTAGAGTTAATATTAGCACCTAATCCAGTATCATAAGAAAACCTAGAGTTAGGTCTTTTAACAAGTCCCTCTACTACAGTTGACCAAGCATTTATCTGCTCATCACACTGTCCAGGGTATCTTAAATTGTCAGGTTGTTGTGATACACCTTGGGCAAGGTTAGGAATACTGGTGTTAAGCAGTGGCATCTTTACCTGTCAATTACTCTTAGTACGCTGTAGTTGTCAAAGATAGTTCTGTCTGCATTCTCAGAGTCACTTTCAATAGCTCTAGCTTTCGCTTCGATCTCATCTCTTAAAGCAAACCCTTCTATCTCTCGACTGCCTAAGAACCTAGCAGCAAAGATGCGAGCTGATTTAACAGCTATGTAATGTCTAAATTGTTCAGGTAGTTCTTCAAACTCTAACTCAAAAGTAATAATAGCTTTTAAGTCTTTAGTCCAAGTATCCCTGTGGTTTTTTCTATCGTATAGCTTAGTACCTCTTTGTACAGGATCAGTGTCCGTGTTTAACTCAGGGTCTAAGTCTACTTTTAAAATGTTTGCAGGTAATGTAATCCGACTTGTAACAGAATCAGGAACAAGTGGGTAATCGTATTCTGTATTAAAATGCCATCCTTCTGACTGGATAGCTTTACTTGTTTCTTCTAACGCATGGACTGCTTGTGTAACGGTTACAGGAACACTAGTTCCACTTAAAGTATTAACAGGTGATTCTCCTATTACAGAGATCATAATGTTTACCGCTTCCAGTTTAGTTGTCAGTGCCATAGCTTGTAAATAAAAATATCAGTGAAGGGAAGGGATTCCGCTACGCAGTCCCCCTCCCCAACACCGAAGAGAGAACTATTTCTGCAATTCAATAGCACACTCAGGACGGAGAACTCCGTGACCCATAGCATACTTTGCAACAAAAAGTGTTCCTTGACGCTCGATTTGATACTCGCTTTCAGTAGCAAGATCAAGAAGCTTCACAGTTCCGACAGCAGCAGAATGAGAAACAACACCAAGAGTATTAGTGAAGTTACCATTATACCCAGCACCACCAGCTCCGAATACATCATTGCTAGATGCACCATCTCCAGAAGTAACAGCTGATAAATCAGTTGAAGGAATGTGATTAGATTTGTAGATAGTGATACCAGCTACTTGTGGGATTGATCCAGAAGCAATGCTACCTACTCCTCCTACGTCTTTATTGACAGCAGAAGTAGAAATAGCCAACGCACCTGCACCACCTGTAATGAGCTTGTAATACTCCTGCGGACGAAGGACTGCAAAACGACCGTCACTAGGAACGTCATTTTCGTCAAGCTTCTGAGCAGCAGTGAATAAAGCAGCTACAAGTTCTGCACCAGTAGGATCAGTATTATCAGCATCATCAGTTGAATCAGCTCCGTCTCCCATTGCATTAGCAGAAACATCAAGAATACCACCAACTTTACCACCAGTAACAGCAGCAGATGTACGAGCAGCAGCGATAAAGGTTTTAGCTAGAGCAGTATCAAAACGAACTGCAAGTGCTTTACCTAACTCATTCGCGTAAACGGAACGAATATCGTAGTGATTCTTAACGTCATCAATGTTAGCCAAGAAAGTAGAAGCAAGTAACATCTTATCGATGGTGATTACTTTCTCTGCCTTTTTGATGTCACTCAAGTATGAGTTTCCACCGTCAGCGATGTTTTCGCCAGGTGTGTGGTAAGAAGCAGAAGCTACACCAGTAACTGGGAACTGAGCTGATTTACCGTTTTCGATTGTGCGGACAGTGTGTAAAGGTTTGAAGATGTTCGACTCCTCAAAAGTTTGTAAGATTTCTCCACTAAACTTCTTAAGAAACAAAGCATCGTCAGCACCAGCACTATTAATCTGTCCCACACGTGAGGGGGATGTATCTCCATTAGCCATAATATATGTTTGTTGTAATTGTTATTATTATTAGTATTTGTTTTTCGACTTTCGTTTGAACCTTTGATCGAGATTGTCCACCGCAGTGGGTCTTAACATTAGTACTACTAATTGTCTGTTAAAGTAAATTAAGTATTATAATTCCACCTAAACATAGAACAGTCAAGACAATAGCCTTCTCCTTCTTGCTCAAGTTATTATAAATTCTTCTTAGTCTTTTTAATTGATTTATCATTATTATTAGATTTTTTCTGTACGTATCGGGTATAAAAGATAGGGACTATGTTCCATAGAATAACACCTACAAGACATAGTTTCAAGAAACCATATACTTCATCTAACATAGAATCAAAGAATCCGTTATCCATCTTCTCATCTAATTGTTGTTGTACAAGTTCCTGTACATCTCCTTCAGATATAGCTTTAACTTTCTTAGCTAATCCTTTGTTCTCCTCCATTAACTTAGCACCCTCTCCTAGTCCCCATCCAAGGGCAGCACCACCAGCAGCAGGACCAGGACCACCAAGACTACCAACAGTTGCCCCACCTACACTGCCTATTAAAGGATAAAAAGAAGCCTTGGAACATCCACCAAAAAGAACCAGAACCAACACTGGCAAGAAAAAAGATGGAGTCCAAGGCTTCAAACCTACAATAAAAGTCTATATATTACTGACAGATATACGTCTGTCAATCTCTTCGTGATATGCTTTATCTCCACTCCTATATCTAGGATCAGATTGAGCACGAGCTAATTCCTGCATGGAACGAAAGGGCATAGTAGATGACTTGTTAACTGCTCCTTGTACTAGTCGAGGACTAACTCCATTCTCTGCTTTAAATTGAGCGTACAATCCTTTAGTGGCTAACTTAGCTTGTTCAACTGTACCGTTCTGTACGATTTCATCAAAGGTATTTACCTCTTCAGGAGATAAGTTGTTAGAAGCCCATTCTGCCATTTGATCCCAATTCCCATCAGCTACAGACTTGATGCTACCTTCTTCACTTTGTTGAAGTGCCTGTTGACCAGCAGCATAGCTATCTACTATCTCCCTCGATATCCCAGCTTTAGCAAGATTCTCATAGGTCTCCTCAGATAGCTTACCATCATTTTGAAAAAACTCTTTAGAAGCTTCCACAACAATATTGTTACTATCCAAGTCTTCCTCTTGAGTGTCATCGGTTTCTTCTTGTACTTCAGATTCTTCCTCCTGTTCAACCCCTGCTCCCATTTTCTTTTCAAGTTCACTATAGGCACTAGCCATGTCTTCAGGACTTTTAAACTTTTCTGGTAACCACTCAGGTCTATTATCTTCCGTCTGTTCTTCAGGTACTGCTTCAACAGACTCTTCTGATTCGGGGTCAATCTCCTGTGGTGCTTTCTCATTAATCTCTACTCGGTGTAATTCAGCCATATCTACTCTTCTTGTGGTTGTTGTTGTTGACTACTCATGTACTGCTCTTGTGCAGCATTGATAGCAGGTGCTACAGCAGGTCCACCCAACTTCATCATCATCTCTTGTTGTTGGGCTTGTTGCATAGCTTGTTGAATTTCTTCATCTGATTTGATTAAACCTTCTGTTTCAATACCTAACGCAGTAGCTCTTCTCTTGAAGTAATCTGATACGTTAACATACTGTGCTACTGCTTGTGGTCCTACTATTTGATTAGCTCCTGCAAGGAATAGATCAAGCTTTTGTAAATCATTCCCTCGTCCTAGTGCTTCAACACCAGTAACAATAGTAGGTTTAACAATGTCTTTAGGTAACTTAGGAAGTCTTCCTTCTTTACTCATCCTTGCCATTAACCTAGTAACGACAGGCATTTGAAACTCTTGTGACAATAAAGAATACAATCCACCAAGTGCAGCTTCTAGCTCCTGAGATAACATTCTTATCTCCTCTGCTGTTACTCGTTCTGCATCTCTGACTACACCACTGTTAAGAAGGAAAGCTTGAGACAGTCTGTCACTGATTCCATTCATTACTCCTTGTGCAGTACGGAAGTCATTGAACTTGTTAAGTTGTAAAACAGATACATCTCCATCACTACCTTGTACAATTGCACCGTTAGGAGATTCAGATAAAGTCTTAGCCCTGGTTGTACCGTTAGGATTAACCATGAAGAGAACCTTAGCTGCTGCTGCACTACCTTCGACTATCGCTTTTGTTAGTGCCTCTAGTGATTTAAGATCACCTAAGTACTCCTCTACAAAGCCACGTCCATAGTCTTCACCGTCTATCCTTGTATAACGAAGAGGAAGAAAGGGAGACTTTTCAACAGGGTATCTACCCTTTGACTCCTCAATGACCATTCCCTTTACATCTTGTTGTACTATAAATTCATTACCTTCTCTGATAACAGAGGTGTATAGATCACAGCTATTCTCTTTCTCTTGACGATAGACTTCTTCTCTTACAGACTCAGGAAGCATCATCGGAGCAACAGTTTCTTTGATAGCTATGTGTGTTACGTTACCCATTGGGTCTCTCTTCACTACATAACGATCCAATCGAAATACCCTCATACCACCTTCGTCAGGTAAGTATAACAAAGTATTTCCAGCTACCAATAAATTCTTTAACGCTTCAAATACTCCTACTCTAAATGCTTCGACTTCTACTTCTTGAGATACACTTCGTTCTACATCTGCTAACGCTTTCTCTAAGTCAGATCGTAATTGCTCTCCTCCCTCTGGTCCTAACTCCTGTTTTGCTTTATCTAATTCATACCTGTCTATAACAAGACGAAAGAACGGAGCGTTAGGTGGTAACAAAGCTAATAGTAATTTAGAAGCTAAGTTGTTAACTCCTCTAGCTCCTACTCCTTGATACGGTGTGTAATACTTAGTAGCGTAGTTATGCCCATCGGGAGGCATGATATAAGGAATAGTTAACTCAGATGAGGTTCTCCCTCTATCCAAGAAAGACCACCTTTGGTTCTCTAAGGAGTGGTATAAGCCTTGGGCTGTTTCTTGCATAGGTTAGATAGGTTCGTCAGGTGTCCACTCGTCAGTCGCTAAAATGGTGAGTATTTCAGAATGGGTGTATTGTGTTTTGCCATCTAGAAAAGAAGGTGTTGTGTCAGTGTCAAACTTAACGAATGTCTTTGTGCCATCGACTGAGAATCTAACTGTATCTGCACTTGTCTCATCGACTTGGCTAAAATCAACGGAGTCTACTTCGTCCGCATTTATAATAACATATTTTCTGCTCATAATTTATTAAGATGGTACTGTTGTTGAGTAAGTTGGGCCGTTAGTTAGAGTAGCATTGTTACCTCCGCTTCCTTGATCTGTAATGGTTGTGCCACTTCCTCCATCGTTGTCTCCCATTCTCCACCAATTAACAGGACTTAGTGCTGATAAGTCGTTAGGCACTCCGCTATTGTAAATTGATGATATGTTAGATGCCGATAAAGCAGAGTCCCATAAAGCCACTTCATCTGTTAGACCTCCAAAAAAGTAAGACAATGCTCCAGTGTTAATATATATTAGTTGCGATGAATAAGCCGCTGAGTCTGTGCCTGTATCAATTGAGCTTCCGTTTAAATATAAAGTGGTAGTTGTGCCACTCCTAGTTATCGCCAAATGATACCATGTGTTCGTAGATGTTGAACCCCCATCCAAAATTAATACATATCCTCCTAACCCTTTGTAAAACTGTATCGATCCGTTGGCTAACCTGTATAAGCGAAAACCATCAGTGTATGCTTGTCCTGTCCCAGATTGGAATAATGTAGAATAGTCTTGTGATGTGTTTGCGTTGAACCAAAACGATATTGAATAGTCCCCATCAAATACCTGCGATCCAAGAGTGGCAGTGGCGTAGTCATCACTGTTATCAAAGCTTACGCTGTATTGGTTGAATACATATTCAGGTACACTTGTTGAAAATGTTGGGCCGTTGGTAAGTGTTCCGTCATTGCTTCCACTTCCTTGGTCAGTTATAGTTGTTCCTGTTCCACCGTCGTTTTCACCCATTCGCCACCAATGCACTAGGTTAGAAGTACGGTCAGTATCATAAGAACTTGCAGACGATAGATCATTGGGGACACCGATATTGTAAATGGCAGTTACATCGTCAGCTGATAATGTAGCATCCCAAACTGCAACCTCATCCATAAGACCATCTATAAAACGAGAACCTCCTACACTATCTCCCCCAAACCTATTCAAACCCAATGGGGTTAAATCTAATCCTGTACCAATACTTGTACCATTCTTATACAAAACTGAAGATGAACCATCACCCGTTATAACAATATGTTGCCAAGACCCAGTCGAAATAGCATTAGCGGCAGATATACTTATAGACTTAGCTGCACTTCCGTCATACTTATACATTGTTTGACCATTGCTTGTAATATAAGAATAGTAAGAACCACCGTTACCAAACAGATAAACACCAGCCGCACTAATACTATTTAACTTTATCCAAAAGCTTACTGTCTTATTAGTGGTAAGATCAAAGGAAGAAGTGCTGACATAATCATCCGTGCCATCTAAGCTTACGCTGTATTGGTTTGTGAATGCAGGTGTTCCTCCTCCACCGCTAACAGGTACATCAAATCCATACAAAGCACCAAAGACAGGTCTTACATATTGATTAGGTATTGTTGTTATCTCGCTAGGTTTATCTAGCTGATCTGTGAAGGTGATAGACATTAAAGAGAGTCAGTAGAACCTGTTGCGTATACGCTGTAAGTACCATCTGTTCTCGCTGATACATTACCTCTGATCTGTTCGTAGTGTCCGTGGTCATCTCTAACCATGATAGCACCGTCAGCTGTTACATCTTCAGAGTGAATGACATACCAAGCACCACCGATGTACGCTTCTATATCTACCGTACCTCCTGTGGTTACTGATGAAGAAGCGATTACAAAGGTCCAACCCTTAGAACGCTCTACTGAGAATGAACTGCCAGCCCCTGTTGCAACAACAGATGATAGCAAAGTCTTTTTTGAGAGTGTGCGAAGCATGATATTATATAGTTATATTGTTATTAAGAAGACATATAGACACCAGTACCACCAGCTGATCCACCAAGTGTAGGTCTAGCAGAACGCTTTAACTGTGCTTGTGCTCCTACCTTCTTCTTCTTAGGTTGTGTTTGTCTAACAGTCTTAGATGCTTCAGCTACAGGAGGAGGGGGTGGAGGAGGAGCTGGAGGTGGAGGAGGTGGAGGAATATCGGGTGCTGACATACACATGGTTAGTCTTTTGTTAAAATGTTATTTTGTATTTGATCGTTATAAGTTTGTCTAAGGAATCTGATTACAGATACTTGACCACTCTTAA